CTTGTACTGGTTCTGTGGTGTGTACATGGAAGACAGGGTTGGATCACCTACCATCAACGTATGCAGCGCCAGGTACTTCTGAGCCTCTTGCTCTTGCTCCCCGTAGCCAAGGTGCATCTCAACGACCACATCACGCTTGCTGCTCCACTGCCCTGGGCTCACTGGTACAAACTGACCAGCAATCTCAACGACCTTATCTTCAGACTCATTCTCCACGACCAGCTGGTAGATGCGCTGGTACAGAGGTTTTAAGAAGTTGTTCGCAAAGTTACGTGCAATGATCTTCTGGCGTTGCTGAGACATGGTTGCCAGCTGTTCCACCATAGCAGCTGAGTTCTGCTTACTGATGGCATCCTTGTTGAGGCCCTGAGATAACCGGGAGACGCCTGTGGTGTCCTCCTTGTCATCATCGAGCATCTGGATGGTCTGGAAGATAAACGGGTTCAAAGGTGCCTGGGGCATCGCATTGATTGCATCAGGGCGTGATACATTGACCACCCCGCCTACCCGGTTGTCTATCAACTCGCGTGGGTTCGTAAGACCACCTTTAACCACTGTGTAGCGTGGGTTGTTAGTGATCATGGCGTGATCGAGAATCGACCGGGTCAGTACCGTCCGAGCATTCTGGATAGGGACAACCTTGGAGCCAAAGTTATTACCAAAGAAGGCATGGGGGATGGGCAGTGGGATAAACGGGATGAATGGCTTACGGTCTGCCAGTTCACACTCCAGAACCACATTGCCAGCCTTGATAACCCGGTAGAGCTCGGCGGTTCCTGTCGCTTCCTTGTCTAGCATTATGTATGCTTCGTAGACAGTCACGGAGCGCACCTGATCTTGGTAGCCTTTGGTGTTAAAACCACGGTCACTACCGATCTCTTCGTGTCGGCTGAGGACCTCTGGGTCTGTCTCCATGTCTACGTCTTCGTGGTCACCGATCTTACTGATGATGTCCTCGTCGTAGCCCATCTCACGTAGCTCTGAGATCGTCTTGGTGGTCCTGTGGGCACAGAAGCTAACCGAATCCAGATCCTTGCTCTGGGGCTCAATTAGGAACTCCTCGGGGGCTACAGCCTCAATGATGACTTGGCTGGTATCTTCAAAGACACGCAGTTCACCTGAGTATAGGCCCAGCGCATCCTCTTCGATTTCCTCGATCTCTACGTTGTCTTGTGCAAGCAGGGTATCAAGCTCTTCCTCAGTAAGGTCTGAGACGGTCTCTAGGTGGCTGTCTTCCTGTGTGGCCCAGAATACCTTGGCAATACCTACGCGAGCCACAAGACCATCGTGGATGACGGTGTTCATCGTGTTGTAAAGGTTGTTCTGGCGATTAGCCACGTAGTCACAATAGCTGGTGCTAATCTCTGCCAGGGGGACGTCTTCTTGAGACTGGGCTGCAAAGCGAACCGTACGGAATCCCGTACTGAATGTTTCTAGCAGCGCTGCCTTCATGCTCTCTACTGCATCATAGACATCCATAGAGACATACTTGCTGTTGCCGTCATGTGCTGGCCTAGGGAGTGAGGCATTGTAGAAGTCTACGACACGCTTACGCTCTCTAGAGATCTGTGAATCATAATAGCCCACACTGCGTCTGATGTTGTCATCAAGTATCGTGACAATCTTATCGTCATCCAGCTTAGTGTATTCATCTTTATTCATGATTAGACCATTTCAATGTAAAATTCATCGCCACTCTCTATTGGTTCCCAAGCTCCCTGGTGTACGTGGTTGGCTAGGGCGAGAGACATGACACAGTCATCAAAACATCCGGGTTCAGCTTCCATAGAACCGCTTTCTGTGACGATGTATGTCAGCATCTCTCTTATCGTTACTTTGTCGTTGAGCTCGATCTTTCCTTCACGCACTTCCGCACGTAGCTGATCGATGACTAGGGGCTTGGTTTTGGCTGTCGTAGTGAACCCAAGCTTGATCGTCTCTCGATCTGTGAGCTTGTCCACTTGGACCTCGGTGTAGAAGTTTGGGTAGGCCATATCCTTGCCTAACCGGGTACACGTTAGAATGCCGTGGCTGTTATTCTCGACAACAATGTGGGCCTCGTTGTAGTACTCACCTAAGTGATAGAGGACCGTAGCAAAGTGGTCTGGGTGGACATGAGCTCTCCAAGTTGCAACCTGTCGCTTCTTACTATCGAGCACCTGAGCGACACTGTAGTCACCACCCCGGACGCCCATAGCAACATCGGCACCTATGACATAGAGCTCGCCTGGGTCATGGGGCCGGTAGGTTGTTAACTCACCTCTGCCATTCTCCAGCCACTCTTCGGCCTCTAATGCTAGACGCTGCTTGACGTCCTCAGCCTCAGGTAGACGCTTCTGTAGAAGCTCTGGGTTAAACACAGGGCGCCCAGTTGTCAGGAAGGCCTCTTCAGGCTCTGCAGGGTACTCCTGTCTAAAGAGATCCAAGCCGTTCTGTGCAATCTTCCTACGTCTGAACATCAGCTGCTCATCGTCTAGGGTATACTGCTCGGCCAAGTCTTCTTCTTCTGGGGTGCGCTCAAAGTTCTCTGGGACTTTCTCCCGATACTCTGGATCAGCAAACCAAGGTATAAACACTGGCACGTAGCCATTAGACCCATCAACAGCACCCTTCCATAGGTCATAGAAGATACCCGTGACACCGTTTGCTGTACTTTCGACAAAGACAGCTGTGCCAGGTGCATTAGGGACAGCCTGTGTTAGGCCGTTCCAGTTCTCTTGGGCTGTACTCTTAGGCCAGAAGGCAATCTCTGATGCGTGAACGTGTGTCAGGGTTTCCCCTCGACCAACAGCCTCGCCACCAGCCGTAGCAACCACATAAGAACTGTCCAAGACATCGAATGAAAGCTCTCGTCTAGAAGAATACTTTGTGTGGGGCTTCAAGATGTCTGGACAGTTCTCATGGTAACGCTTGGTCATATCAAAGAGCGCACGGGTGGAGTCTGCGTGGTGGGTAATCACCAGAGACTTACATGCTGCCCTCTGAGACACAGCGAAATACAAGTAGCCGCCAACGTAAGTACTTAGGCCTTGCTGGCGAGCCTTAAGGATAATCACGCGCACCTTGCCCTCGTCAGCCATCTGTTTGCAGACAGCATCGTCTAGGATCTCTTGGGCTGGCTTAAGTTTTAGGGGAGCTATGTCCCCTTGCTTGGTGCGGATCTTTAGTGCTGAGTTGGCGTAAAAGCTAAAGTCTTCATACAGACGTTTGCGTATCGCCTTCACTTGCTTCTGGGTTGGCATCGGTTTGCTCTTCCTCTTCTTCGCTATCCAAGAGCGAACTTAAGAAGGCTTCTGCCTTGCCGATTGTTACTTCGCTTTTGGCAGCTGGTTTAGACCGGGTGAAGTCTAGGATCAGACGCGCAGCCGTGAGTCGATCCCGTGCTGATGCCGGTGCTGTACGCATGATTTCGACAGATGTTTCCAATGCTTCTACGGAATACTTGTCATCAATGTTGTACTCTGGGTTATCAGACATGATCTTTACTACCTTCTTGGCTTCTTGTTTTGCTTTATCCCTTATTGGCTTCATACCCTCAGCCGTGTGGCCGTCATGGGTCCCCCAAGGTCTACCGACATTCGGTCCCTTAGGTTTCTTCATCCAAGACCTATGAAGTGCTCGGCCCTCTGGCGTCTTCTGGAGACGCGCAAAGTAATTGGATTCACCCGTCCTTGAGTTGTAGTGAGTTCCCTTTGGTGCTTTTGCGACCTTTTTTCGGGGCTGGTTTGGCTTGGGCATCTCTCGTCTCCACTAGTGAGTTTATGATAGAGAGTGTCTCAGGACACTTTTTGCAGAAGACAGGGGCTGGGATGTCTTTCTTGAGTTCATCCAGCATGATTTTGCGCTGGGCATCGGTCAGAAGCGTAGACGTCTTAATGACCTCTATCGTCTCCATGACCTCGACCAGGTCTTGGACTGTAAGTAACATTTGCTCTCCTTGGGTGGTCTTAGGCGGCTGTTAGTGCGCCCGGTGGGGGCGTTAGAGCCCCTGGTGCCATCTGTTGTTGCTTCTGGCGTTCTTCTTCTTCAGCTTGCTCTTGCTTCATGAGCATTGCCATAACGACAGCAAAGGCCATCGCTAGTGGGTGGCTGTAGAATTGAACCTTTGTGCTGTTCTTAAAGAACTCACGTACTGCCTTTGCCGCATGAGGGTATTCTTTTTTCATGCGCTTAGGTTCCATTCCGTAGAAAGTAAGGGCGTCAACGGCAAGCTCAGACACAGACCTTGAATACCTCTCGAACCTGTCGATTTCTGCTTGAACCTCGGCCCTTTCAGCCATGTCTGGTATTACTCCCAAGATACGCTTGGCTGGGCCACTTATTCTCACAGGTTGTACATTGTCACCGTTAGTAAATACTTCTTCATCTTGGATCTTCAGAATATCTTTGATGACTTTGTTACTGCTAACACTAGGGGTATTTACCAGCTGACCTATAAGACCGTCAAAAGTCTTAGGTGCAGCATAGTCTACTTCACCTGTTAGGTAGTTCTTACTAATGAGAGCTTCTGGGACATCTCTGCCATCTAAGTCTGTACCAGACAGGCCATGCATAGTTTCATGGAATGCAGTAACGTATGCTTCAAAGTCTGAAATGAAACGGTCTGAGCTAGGTAGCTTAGATCCAGGCTTCATTACAAAAGCACCGTACTTGTTATAGACCCCAGATGCATTCTTTCCTGCATCACGGTCTTCTCCAGTTATTCTGGCAGCATCAAGCATCGCCTCGTTGTCTTCAACAAGCTGAAGTGTGATGTCCACGGCTTTCGCAAACCTTTTGGCGTTCTCTAAACCTTGTGGAATCCCGTTCTCAAATGCGCCCCCAGGTTTGCCAATTTCAATTGCGGCTCGAACTGTAGGTGCTTCAAGTTTTACTTCCTGGGTAGTGGGGACAGGACGCCGGGCGGTGGATCCATCTTGAGATCCCTGAATCCGCTGGGCGAGGATGCCTGCGACTCCTGTGGGTTGCTGGTTGAACCTTGGGCTCTCTTGGCTTGGGCCATCGCTACCATCCCCTCGATAAAGTCCTTCATCGCCTCTGGGGGTACTTGGCTGATTATTGACGGCTCCGTCTCCGTCTGCATCGGGGAGTGCTTCTTGGATTTGGTCATTTGCTATTCCTTCGCCTTCCGCAAGCATGATTGCAGCATCTAGATAGTCATTATCTGAGCCTCTTCCAGGGGCTACGCCTAAATGTCTGAATAATTGTTTCTCAGGATACCACATCAGAGCTTGGAAGTCAGCTGTTTCGATATTGTAACCAAGATCACTTAGTTTTGCTATTGCAGCCTTTGTAACGTCACGCATGTACGCACGTTCACTTGGGCCTTTTGGCTGTGCTTGTAGCTGTGGTTTAAGGTTTTTTACATGGGTTCCAGTCTTCTTAAAGAAGTTTGGCTTAGTGTGGTTTACACCATTTTCCTCTTTGTACTTCTTGTAAAACTTCTGATATCTCTTCTCAACCTTGGTGACAAAATCGTCAAACAATGCTGGGTCTTTGTTAATATCACGCTTACCGACACCCATTTCCTTGAGCGTCTGGTTTATCATCTTCTGCTCAAGTTTACCTGCAGTCTTCAAAGCGCCTTTGACGTTAGATCGACCTTGGTCAAGATCTGGGTCTGCAACAAATGGACGCCCCACCAAGCGGTTCCACATACGCATCCACCAAATGTCCATCGTAAGTGGGTCGTAGTTACCACGGATGTTCTGGTAGAAACCTTGGCCGATCTTAGGTCCTATTATGTATGAACCTTTGACTTGCGCGTTTGCACCTTCTGATGATGGTACTTTGATTTCTGTACCATATTGGGCGTTGAACCGAGATATGTAGTCATTGAGCTCGTTGACAGTAAAGTCTTGATCCATGAAGTCTTGGATGGGCATATTTGCACCAGAAGACTGATAGGCATTAAAGAAGTCAAAGGCCTCAAGCATAGCGGCGTTCCGCTCACCACCTTTAATCCAGGTGTCGGTAGGCATCTTGCCGTTGTCCATAAAGTGACGGAAAACCTCTAGTGCATACTGGAAGTTGTCGGCCACGGCCTGGCCATTAGAAGTAACAGCTAGAGCAAAATCAAAAGCTGCTTCTGCGTCTGGTGACTGGGTTACGCGGGGATCAACAAGAGATACAACACGTTTTGCTGCTTTGAGCTTACGGTCATACCATCCGATGGCGTTAGCGTCACTTTGTAGTGCGTTAGCAGCCTCAGTTGCCATGTAAGTAGATATGATATCCACGTTCTCAGGTGTGTACTCAAAAGGCTCACTACGGCCTGTGGCTTCTTTCCACTTTTGGTGCATGTAATCTGCAGCTTCAACTAGATTACGCTTTTTAGTAGGCTTATATGAACCTTCACGCATCTTTTGGATATCAGCTTCGCTAGGTGACTCATTAAGGCGAGTAGCGTTGATTTCAGACTGAGGTACGTTCAGAGGGTTTACATATGTCTGTAATGTAGGCTCTTGAGACGCAGAGTTTAGGTCTTTAGCAAACCTAGGACGATCCTCGGTCTCAGGGGCTTGCATACGTCCCACACGGGCTTGCTGGAGCGCCACACGGTCTCTGTAGGGCTTGAAGTAGGTGTCTATGGTATCTTGGTTAACACCGATGTTCTGGAGCTCTGTGGTGATCTCATCGAGTGCTGCAACAGGGTCTGGGCCTAGGCTAGACTGTACGTCTTCTAGGGCGGTCATCAGCTGCGCTTTGTCAGACACAGATACGCCGGCATCTTCGGATACTTGGGATGCTAAGGTTCTGGCGAAGCTGTTGTTGTCGATCTTGCCTGCCTGGTAGTTCTCCGGGGTTGTGAACTGGTTGCCAGACAGAGGCTGACTAGGTGCTTCAGTTTGTACATCAGTCTGCGTTGGAGACTGTTGCACACCGCGAGCCAACAAAGGGTTGTCTGGGGTTGCCACAATGAGTTCTGGGGCAGTCATCTGAGCGTATTGGCCGATGATCGGGATGATCTCGTTGAGCTCTAAGACGGGGTTGGTGTCCCCATCCATATTCTGTTGGATGCTCTCTAAGACAGGGGCTAACTCAGGTTGGCCTGCGAAGTCTTGGGCCATACTGTTGATTGTCTGCGATAGACCATCCCGTGAGAGGCCAGTGCCAGACAGGATGGTTCCTACCGGGGAGTTGGCGTTGGGTGGGGCATCGATCTGGGTAGCTATGCTAGCTAGAGCTTCCCTACGGACCTTTGCATCCGCTTCAGCTGTCTTGGCCTTGTCTACTAGAGATAAACCAGATGGCGAGGGTAGGCCCTGTGCATTGACGTTCTTGTTGACGAACCTTGATAGCTTATTGCGGCGACCAGTGGCTGCATCAACCAGGCGACCTAAGCCTACTATGCCTGCTTGGATTGGTACTGACTGACCTAGGGTAGCTGCAGCTGCACCACCACCGACAATGATGTTACCAATGCGCGTTGGATCATAGACAGCACCAGACGTTCCAAAGGGACTGAAGTAGTCAGTGAATTGGCTAACGCCGCCCTTCATACCACCTTTGAATAACCCGGTGATTACATTAGATTTGGCTAAAGCATTCATGAGGGCAGCGCCCTCTTGGTAAGGGCCCACCAGGCGAGCTAATGCAGCCATCTGTGTTTTGCTTACATACCCAGATACTTTGTTCTTGCCTGACTTAATGCCAGCATTGGCAGGGGCAAAATCAGATATCACTTGATCGAGGGAGCTAGCGTTCTTGCTGTTTAGTTTACCCTTGAGAGCCTTCACTAGTTCTGTGATTTCACCGTTGTTTTGCTCACGGACAGCTTCTAGGGCACCCTTAGCTCCAAACTGGGCAGTGACGTCTACATTGGAAAGCTTAAAGCCTTCCGCTCTAGCAATTTGCTGTAGTTCTCTAGCGACATCACCAGCTGCAAGCTTGGTACTGTTATTAAGGTTGTTGACGTCAAGTTCACCATCAGAGGTAAACAGTTTATTTTTACCGGCAATCGCTGCTTCTGGGATAGTTGCGCCAGCACCTACAGCGCCCTCTGCCAGTGCTTCTTTTATGCTTACATCATCACCTACAGACGCAGTAGCTGCAGCTTCCCCGCCACCTTCTGTAGTTGCTTGGGATACTGTTCTGCGAGCCAGTGTTTTACCGAACAGGTTTGACGCAACAGCACCCTGACCAGCAAGCTCAAACATGGCTATTACTAAGCCTCTAGTGAGTCCACGCTGGTTAGCCTCACCCATTGCCTGGGGGTTGTTTAGTAAAACCTTGGCTGAGTTAGGGTCTGATAGGTCAACACCTTTTTCTTCTAGAAACCGGTTTACTTCATTGGAGTACTCACGACTCAAACCACCCAAAGCTAAAACTGAGGATCCAGCAACAGGGCCAGCAACTGCAGTTGTAGCTAGACCCCCCGCTATAGATGGACCACTTTCAGACAAGGTTTCACCTGCCCAAGCCATAAAGCCAACAGGGTCGTTGGTGATTGAACCCAACCAACCTTTAAAGGAATCAGGAGCTTCAGCTAAAGACTGCTCATACCGGCTAGCTGTCGATGACTTAGGTAAGGCAGCTGCTTTATCTTGAAGAGCGCCAGCGGCTTCTAAATTAGACTGGGCTCGCTGTGTAGCGGCAGCTGTGTCTACCTGAGAAGCATTGTCTAAGCGTTTCTCAACAACCTGTGAGAAGTTTGCTTGAGCAGCTGGGGGGACACTATATTGCTGCATAAGGGCAACAACATTCTGTGGGTCATCTAAGTTTACCCCGCGTGATGCAAAAGCTTGTGTAGGGACTCCAGCCCTCTTGAGCTCATCGTAGATGATGCCACGTTTTTCTTCTGCAGACGCAAGTCTATCTTGATCACTAAGCGCTCTAATGTCAGCTGTAGCGGCCATAGTTGGAACTGCAGCGGCAGTCTGTAAGACACCACGTTGGATAGCGCGGGATACACCAGTACCCGCTGGGTTAACTTCTTTTGGTGGGGGTTGCGTTGGTTGCTGTGGGCCTTCTAGCTTAGACTTCAGTGCTGCTAAGGCACCTTCTTTAGTCGCACCAGTAACCTTATACCGCTTCCCGTCAGGGGCGGTGATTGTAAACGTAGCCATCACGTACTCCTGATTTAGGTTGGATCTTCTACGACTGTGTAATCGCCTGCTCCGTTAGAGAGGCCACGCTCAAAGGCGATAACCTTAGACAGGACGTCCATGCGTTCAGTGATGTAGAGACGCCAAAGTCCCTCATCATCAGTGATCTTCGGTAGTGGGCTCTTGAACAATTCCATCTCTTTGTCTGAGATTGCACCTTTGGTATTGGCAGTCTTCAGAAGAGTATCGTCCACCTGGATATTTGCTAGGATTGAGCGCATGTAGGCGCGTTTAGCCCCTTCATCATTACCATTGTAGTAATCACTGAGGCCACTGGCATCGAGCCATGCACCCAGGCGTCCAGCAAATGGTCCAGTGAGGTTGTCTTTCTTCAAGGCAGTTAATGCTTCAGACATCTGGTCATAGGATGCCTGCATTCCAATAAGGTTTTCTGAAGGGTCACCCTTGTTTGTCTTAGCTGCAGCTGCCTGAGCTCTAGCTTGGCGATCAGCAATGGCCTTCCTACGTGCCTCTTCGATCTCAAAGGCTTCCATCTCACGGGCACGGTTGTAGTCTTGGATCTGACCATAGCTATCGCTCATTGCACCTAGGCCAGCTAAGGCACCCTGAGAGCTAGCTGCCATCGTGGCACCACCCATGCGCATCATAGCTTCGCCTAGGCCAATCTTCTGGTTGGGCATACGGCTTGAGCCACGGGCGTTTCCAGTGGCCGATGCTAAGACAGGTTGCTGGGGCTGTGGTTGCGATGGATTAATTAAGGCTGGCCCTTGTGAGGGCATGGGGAGGCCTGAGTGCGGGTTTGGCCCTTGTGGAGGCATGGGTGGCCCCGGTTGAGGGTTGGGCATTTGAGTAATAGGTGACTGAGGCTGGAATAGGGTGGGGTCCATCAAGAGTGGGTCCATTATGCAAACCCTCCCCGCGGAGCCGTGGGTGGAGCTCCACCACCGTAGCTTCCATAGCCGCCAAAGTTAGTTGGCAGCATGTTCATAATCTGGGATCCATACTGGTCGCCAAACCCAAAGCCAGACTGCATTCCACCCAGAGTCGCTGTAGTTGGGCTAGCCATGTTGGCTGCAGCTTGGTTGTTAGTGCTGGGTGCCCGGTTTAGCATATTACCCATGTAATCCTTGTACATGTTGTAGCCAAAGTCTCGGTTACCCTCGAATCGGTTGCGCGCATCGTTAAGAGCAGCTTGGTCATAACCTTGAAGAGCTTGACCACCCTGCATACCGTAGCCAAACCCTGAGCCCATCGTGTTGAGGCCAGTGTTGTAGGCATTGGAGATCTGGTTGTTCATATTGCCTGCACTGGTGAGTGCATTAGACTGATCAGTGAACTGTTGTTGTTGCTGGTTAAGTGACCTGTCGATCAGGTTGTTCGTGATGTTAGAGGTAACATCGGAGCGTCTGTCATCATAAGAGCGCTGGGCAATAGCATCGGCTACACCAGCACGGCTTGAGTTGACATTACCAGACCCAGAAGCAGCTGTGTTGATACCGGGGAGCGTTTGCTCTTGCAGCTGTCTGGTGCTGTCACGCATCACTGAATCAACCAAGGATCCAGCGTTGTCACCAGCATAACCAATAGCCTTAGACAAGCGGTCTTCTTGTGCTGCATCAGAGAGGCCTTGGAACTGGTTATACATGTTGTTGGCGTTGGCACCAAAGCCTGCGTTGTTGGCCATCATGTTGTAGCCACCGCGCTGCATGTCGAGGCCGTAGTTGCCCATGTTGCCAGCTGTGCCTGTCTGGAATGCATTAGGTCCAGCGTAGGTTGGGCCTTGGTAGTAACCAGTGTCTAAGACGCCATTGAAGGCATCTTGACCACCTGAGAGGGCTTGATCAACGTAAGGCTCATACTGACGAAAGCCAGCCATGTTGGCATCGTTCATGGCCTTCATATTCTTGCGGTCTTCTTTAGCGGCCTTGTTGCCCATGATGCCGCCTATGACGGTTGGTGCAACGGCACTAATGATACTGCCCCACATGCTGGATACTCCTTTAGCCTTTGTTGGCTTTTATTTTTATTAGTCTTCTGTGAGAGATGGCTTAAACTTGAACCCAAGCTGTCCCATTGTAGACAACCAGTCCCTGGTAGCTGTTACCCAGTGGGTTCCAAGGTGACACGGCATAGCGAACCATGCCCTTCCGAGGGCTGCTAGGTGCATCCTCAGCCACCTGGGGTGCTGCGTCAGCTATGGACTTTACGGATGCCTCAATCTCCCTGAGCTCATCTTGGATGAAGTTCTTGAAGCTAGCCTCTAGGGCTGGCGTGGGTCGCCTAGTGTAGACCCTAGTTAGTATGTTGAGCTTATCTGACAAAGACATGGTCAACGCCTCCCAGTGGCTACAACCTCGACGTCCATGCCTGACAGGGTGAAGTCTTTAATCTCTGAGGTCTGCACCTTGTAGCTTAAGTATCGACCACTGATACGTGTATCCACTTTGTACTCAGTTGAGCTATCGAAGGTCACCGAGGCATCATAGAGAGGTACGTTAGGTGGCAAGTCGGCAGCACCAAAGGTGAAGTCAAAGAACTTGTCAGTGGATGGCGTGGATATCTGAGGATAAAGCCTCTTGATGATCTTGTAGCTACTCAAGGGAAGCTGGGCTTCTTGGTCTAGGTCAATACCTGTGCGCTCTAGATAGACAGGTTTGTTGACCTCGGTGGTCTCAGGTAAGTTCAAGGACCCAGAGTCTACTAGGTCGAGGCCTAAGAGACGGGGGCTGGTGATACCGGCGGCGGTGTCCTTCTTGGAGACCATGACTGGGTATCTGGTGAACTTAGATTCCTGAGCGTGATAGGTGCCGCCCGTGCTATCATAGGTTAACCCTGTGGTGGCATAGGTAGCCACGGCGTCTAGGTTAGCTAGGGATCCTGAGGTTACATTAGGTAGATCCACGAAGGACCATGTGTCCGATCTGTAGTTATAGACAGCTGCCCTGTTGCAGCCGCTTACGTCATCATAGACAGCTAGGTCATCACCTGTGTGGTAACAGAAGTAGATCTCTTCTAGGTCGGCCACATGCATAACAAAGCAGGCCTCTTGTAGAGACATATCGATACCATTGAAGATGTAGTCTCGAACACGGTTGTCACAGATGGATTGCCTGGTGATGCCATCGTTGACATAGATGTCATCTGTATCAAAGACGTAGTGCTTACCTTCGACCTCTAGGATGCAGTTCTGGTTAATTACACCAGCATCATCAAAGACCTTACGGAAGTTAAATATGAAGGTGCCACCTACGAACTCCATGTTCCACACTTGGTCACTAGAGTAGATCAGGAAGTTGGAACCTAGGGTGGCCCCGTCCACGATGGGGGTCCTAAGCTGCACAAGATCATTGAAGCCTGCAGACTTGGTGGTGTCTGTAGCATCCCAAGATCCGGGTACATTGTTGGCTAAGGTTATATCTGAGAAGCGCACTCGGTTGGGGTAACTGGTGCTGCCCTCGGTTAGACCTAAAGCTAACATGAAGTCACCAAAGGACCTCAGGGACCTAGTGCGCCAGGTGCTATCCCAGTTGGCTAGGTTGCTGAAGGTACTGGCGGTAGGGGTTCTAGCGATTGGTACTCTAGAGGGCCTGTTGAGGTACTCTACTGAGGCTAAGGTGGTGCCGGTGACTGGGGCGGGGGATGCAGACTGGGTGTCTGTGTGTACTGAAGACACAGCACCATTGGCAAACTCTTCCACTGAGAAGTCATCGTTGACTATAAGCACTGTGTCGAAGGTGCCGGGGTTACTTAACCCAAAGACAAAGGATGGGACCTTGGTGCTGGAGCTAGTGTAGTCATAAGCAGTCCTGAAGACTGGTGATCTCTCTACGTTGCCATCTGAGAACCTGACGTTCTTAGCTCTAGTGAAGGCATTAAACGGGAGGTTGAAGGGGTCAACGTCAGTGATTACCCCTGCAGCACCTAGGTTTCTAATGGGGAGCAGGGGCATCTATGTGTATCCTATGTCTTCATGATGTAGGCTAGTGCATAGTATGGGGGTCTGTTCTCGTGACTAGAGTTACCACCCTTATAACCAATGCTTGTAGACACAGAGATACCTGTGGTTGAACTACCTGTTTGTTGGGTTTGGGGTTCAGAGTCTCTACTACTTTTCCCAGTACCAGAGGATCCAGTAGCACCCTTAAATGAGTGAGAGTGACCTGGGTCACTTACGCTGGAACTAGCACTGTGGTTGTGTGAGGGCATCTGGGCGATGCTGAGGGTCACACTACTGGCACCGCCTGTGTTACCTGTGCTGTAGCTAGAGCCAGAACCAACGATAAACCTGTTGCGGAGGTCGGGGGTTCCATTACTACCGTTACACAGGACAAAACCTGATGGAATGCTACTGTTGGACCCAGACCACATCATGATAACACCAGAGGGTACGCTGGATATATTGTTTATCTGGCTCTGGATGGAACTGGTGACACCATTAAGACGGTTGAACTCAGTACCAGTGACACCAGCTGCAGCTGCACCAGACAAGATGTTTAGGTCAGCTGTGTTACCGGTGTAGCCATCTAAGGTGTTAAGCTCATCTTGGGTGCCAGTGATAGCCCCAGTGATGTTGGGGAGAGTAGCCTTGATAGTACTCTTGACTAGACGGATGTGGTCATCAGCCTGGGCGAGACCATCAGTAGCTACTGGGTTGCTAGAGTTGAGGTCACTGATGTAAGTGCCGGTTTCTAAGGCCATACTGGTGTCCTATCTATGGTTACTTTGGTGTCCTAGGTGTCTTAGGTGGACCTAGGTGGGCCCCCAGGGTCTACTGGGACGCGTAAGAACCAGAAGATACCTAGGTGGACCTAGGTGGGGCTAGGTTATGCGATGTGGAGCCATGCGCCATACCCCAGCCACGCTAGCTCAACACTGGTGAGACGTAGGCGGGTAGACCCCATGTCATCCGGGGGTCCCCAATAGAGGTTCAGGGATGGGAAGACATGGATGCAGTTGTCTAGGTCTGGGGTGATGACGCTTAGGTACATGCTGGGGGACCTTTGATGGCCGGGGAACCTTTGTTTTCTGAGGTGGAGCCTCTGTTAACTGAGGTGGGACAACAACAACAACAACGAAGGTCTTTAACGGACTTTTGAAATCTATTGATTGATTTGGGTACTGGGGGCCACAAAAGCTGGGCATGGGACCCGTGAAATCACTGAGACATTCCTAAGTCATTGATATCATTGGATGCGTAGGTCAACGGATAGTGTATCCGATGACAAAACCTAGGATAGTGAACCCAGATCTAAGACATTAGATCCATTGACGTCAGAATTGTTAGGCTAACAGTCATAATCTTTAAGACAAATCGGGACCTAAGCCCACCAGAGTAAACCTCAGTCTACCTCAGTCTACCTCAGTCTACCTCAGTCTACCTCAGTCTACCTCAGTCTACCTCAGTTGATCCACGGAAGACCAAACCACCCTGGGAGAAGACAGGAGACAGTCTGGGAGGGGACTGTAGTGTCAAGGGGTTTGGTCATCGGTAGATCACAGGTCGTCGTCACTGGTAGCTTCCTTCGTATAGGGGTCTCTTAGTACCTAGGTATCAAAAGGTGACTAAAGAGGCATCGGATACATGGGAAAAGGCATCGGATAAGGGGCATATAGTGAACATCGGTTATCATGTAACAAAATACCTTGATAACCATAGAACTAAGGCCTATGTGCGAATCAAGGACCTAGGTCCTAGGTTGGTGCGGGAGAGCTAACCTTAACTCCGGTTTTAGTGTTACCCCCGCACCAGCTGCTTACCTAGTTATTCCTCAGTAAGACAGAAGCCACAGAAGTCATCCTTAGATGGGCTTCCACAGCTGACACATGTCTTCCATATCATTCACATGTCCTCTGGCCTGTCTGTGGGTCGTAGTAGCAAGCCTCAGCACCCTCAGCACCACCGATGTCAGTACCTGTGTCTTCCTCAGCCTGTGGTTCAGCTGTGTCCTCACTGGTTGATGCATTGAGGATACCGTAGCGTTTACCTGATGCTCTGAAGGTTGTGCAGCCGCTAGCACCGCCATCATAGGCTTGCATGTAGACGTCCTTGAACTGTTCCCAGGTTACATCAGCACCTACGTTGCATGTCTTAGAGCAAGCAGAGTCCACGTAGTGTGATGCTAGGTTGAGCACTGCCACATGGTCAAACACAGAGAGGTCATCGGCCTTCTCTCCTTCGATCCCATGTACCCGGTAAGCATAGTCTTCTACTCGTTCTATCCTAGGTCCATCAAAGGTTTGGATAGTGCGGTCGTAGTAGTGGCTGAAGACTGGTTCTATCCCTGAGCTTACGTTGTCAGCTGATAGACTGATTGTCCCGGTTGGTGCTACAGACAACAGATGACTGTTGCGGATCCCATGCATACCGATGGCTGCTTGGATGTGGTCTGGTAGTGTCTTGACGAAGTTAGACTCCAGATACTTGACGTTGTCATAGAGCGGGAAGCTACCCTTCTCAGCTGAGAGTGCCACCGATGCCATGTAGCATTGGTCTCTGATGATAGCCATAACTTCACCCAGCTTAGCCAAGAAGCCTTCAGAGCCATACTTCAGACCCAGCGTCTCTAGGGCATTGGCTACCCCAGTCACACCTAGGCCCATCCTACGTTTATCCTTAGCTTCCTTCTCTTGGGCTGGCATCGGGTACACTGCACGGTCCACTACGTTGTCCATCGCTCGGACCACTGAAGGGATGTCTGCAGACAGCTGCTTAAGATCTAGGGAGAACTCATCTGTGTAGGGGTCTTGTCTGATGTACTTGGTCAGGTTGAATGACCCCAGCAAGCAAGCTCCGTTAGGTGGTAGTGGTTGCTCACCACATGGGTTGGTGGCTGCTATGGTCTCACAGTACCAGAGGTTATTCTTCTGGTTTATACGATCGATGAACAGGATGCCTGGCTCTGCCCAGTCCCATGTAGACCTGAGTATATCATCCCAGAGGGCTCTGGCATCCACTGTCTTATACACTTGGCCTTCAAATGTAAGATCAAAGAAGTCACCAGTCTTAACTGCATTCATGAAGGCATCAGTGACCCCGACACTGATGTTAAACCCTGTCAGTGTGGTGCTGTTGTTCTTTGCTCTGATGAACTCCTCGATGTCTGGATGGTCTACACGTAAGACACCCATCTGAGCCCCTCTACGGTGCCCAGCGCTGGCTATAGTCTGACAGACAGCGTCAAAGATACCCATGAAGCTGATAGGGCCTGATGACTTACTGTCGAGGCTTTTGATCAAGGCACCACGGGGTCGTAGGGTGCTGAAGTCGTAGCCTATGCCACCCCCAAGCTGCATGGTTCTAGCTGCATTGGTAGCAGCCGCCATGATGCCTTCCATGCTGTCCTCAATGGTAGGAGACACAAAGCAGTTGTAGGGCGTCACGGTTCTGGGTGCGCCCATAGCGCTCTGTACCCTGCCAGCTGGTAGAAAGCGCTGGTTGTACAGTATGTTTCTGAAAGTATTGAAGTGATCGTCATCGTCCTTGAGGGCATTGGCTACCCTTGTCATGGCCTCTTTGAAGCTCTCGCCTACTGAGCGATACTTCATCTTATGTATTTCTTCTGAGATTGGCAGGGCTGGGCCAAAGTCGTTCTTCATGTCATTCATTGGGGTTGTTACCTTCAAGCATATTGATACGCATCTCGCAGTAACGGATGCACTTCTCTAGATCTGTGATTTCTGATTCATTCTTGGTTAGGCCATCGTAGGTCTTGCTGCCTGCGCGGCTGGCGTACTTGATGACATTTCCACGCCAGAACTCCATGCCGTTTCTCATGATGTATCTGACTGGCTGTATGGGCCACTGGGTGTAGTGTGATGGGTTCTTTACTGAGTCAGTCATTGGCTGTCTCCAGTACTTTCCTGGGGCGTCCACCACGCTTGTTGTTTAACTCAGAGAGCCGTGCCATTGAGTTCTTTCCACCGTTACGCAAAAGGAACCTGTCGTTGTCTCTTTTGCACACCTCAAGATAGCGATCCCACTGGGATAGCACTGAGGCTTCAGTCATCCCTGTGCTACGTTTTCGTGGCATTAGTTTCATGTCTTGGCTCCCATAGTTTGATTGTGTTGTTGTCCAAGTCCCAATCCTCATACCTGAGGATCCGCGCTAGCCGGGCTTGGGTTAACGCATAGTTGGCGTTTAGTTTCTGCTTGGCATATGCGTTGACCACTGTGGGCCAACTAGGGTTTTGCTTGAGCAGTTTCTCGGCTGTCTTAGGACCGACCGAGGGACACCCAGTGTAGCCATCAGTGACATCACCAGTGAGTGCTTGGGTGTAGAACCATAGATCCGCTTGGGCCTTGTTGATCGTTTGAAACTCACCAGACATAGGTCTGAAGAGCTTGCATGGCACCGACTTGAGATCCTTATCATCACTGATGACGATGGTTTGATGACCCGGTGCTGAACCTAAGATGCCCATGACATCATCGGCTTCCAGCATCGGCTCTATGTGCCATCGGTAAGTCTTCTTGACCCACCTCAGCATCTCCAGGTAGCCAACGGGCTTCCTGACTTTCTTACGTCCACCTTTGTATGTGGAATCTAGTTCTTTTCTGAAGTTACCTTTATCAGACAAGCAGACAATGAAGTTGCCGGTGCCTAGGTGGTCACAGAAGTCATCTATAGTCTTCTGGAATACCTTCTTGGCTTCCTTCAGATCGATAGAGAGGGACCAAATGTCATCACCCCAGTCTATCTCAGTCTCACAGGCCGCACAGGCTCTGTAGAGGTACAAATCACCGTCAATGAGGAGTACTGTCTCTGCCTGAGGCGACTGCAAATACTTCTTTAAGTAGCTCATCTAATTCTCCTTTAGCTTCCATTCCGTATTCCGTGATGATCCACTTATGGGCATAGGTTTCGTCGCCGACATTGGTTGTGATCAGGCCCTCACTGGCAGCTATGGCAACGTAGAAGGCACCTTTGCGTGAGAAGTCACCACTGATGCTGAAGGGCTGTCTCCACGCCCTGTCCAAGACCAAGTAGAAGCACATGAAGTGTGCCATCTGGGGGTTAACCTCAGTGTGTAGCAGCCCAAGTTGCTCCCACGGAATGTTCTGAGGTGATGGGTATTTTAGTTTTGAGAGCAACCCCTGCTTCTTGCGCCATTCTTCTAGTGATATCACCGACATCAGTAGCTACCTCTTCTGTTTTACATGCGATTTGAACTTCATCGTGGATCCAACCAACGATGTATGCGTCACCTTCGTGATGCTTGGTTAACTCAGCATCGACCAAGTCTACCCACTTCTTGCAGATGACAGCGCCAGATGACTGTAGAAGCTGAGAGAGCAGCTTGTGCTCACTACGGACATTCAACAGACGTCCATCGAGGCCTTTGAGGTGGCCGCGCTGGTATGCCCTGCGTAGGTTTGTCTGAAGCTGTGCAAAGGCTGGGATAGCCTTGTTGAAGTTGTCCTTGAGCTTCTTGCCTTGCGTAGCGTTGCCCCCAGCAATCTTACCGATCAGCTGATCACCGCCGCCATACATGGTGGCATAGATAAACGTCTTGGCTTGATCTCTGGTGGCTAACCCAGCTGCCTTCTGGTTGTGCGTATGGATATCACCATCAAGCACCTGTCTTGCATACTCACCACCGTCATCAAGGTAATGCGCTAGACACCTAAGCTCTAACCCAGACAGGTCAGACCCAAGTAAACACCATCCCTCAGGAACCGTGAATAGACTACGACACTCTGAGCCGTACGGTAGGCCACACTTGGGTACCTGGGCTAGGTTGGGCCCTCGATGAGCCGCTCTTCCGCTGACAGTACCGCCAGACACGATTGTGTGTCTTATGCGGCCATCGTCATCGACACGCTTGAGCCACGCTTGTGGACCCTCAGCTAACTGGCCGATGCGCTTCTGTATTAGGAAGAACTCAGCCAACGCCTGTGCCTCAGGGTAGTGCAGCCCAGCCAGCACTGTCTCGTCTATCTGGGCGTGTCCGTTGTCCGTAAACTTCTTAGGTTTCCAGGCGTACTTCTGCTTTAGACAGAACTCTATGTGACGCCGGGAGCTAGGGTTGAAATGGATGGCCTTACGTTTAACAAAGAGCTCACCCTTCTTGTAGCCACGGGCCCTGTTGTTGACCTTAGGATAGAAGTCTTCAGTGATCTCCCAGGGCGGGAAGAGCTCATGCAGACCATCCTCTAACTCTTGCCGCTTCTGTGCCAACTCAGAGTAGAGCTTAGTGGCCCCAGCCTTGTCGAAGGTCCAACCGTTGTTGCCAATACGGAAGCAAACCTCAGCTAACCTGTGCTCTAGGTCTATGCTTTCTTGGCTGAACCCGCTGTCCATAAACACTTGGTACAAAGTCATGGTGACAGCGGTGTCTTGGAGACAGTAGTCCAGCATCTCTTGGCTGAAGTTCTCCCAGCCACCAACGTATTCACCTTTGTATATACCGATACGATAACCCCATGCCTTGAGGCTGTGGCTACCTATGAGCTTCCGGGGGAACTCATGAGGCTTGAGTTGATGTTTGATTGTATCTGTCTCGGCTAGGGTTGTTCTCATCAACCGGGACATGACTAATGTATCTGTGACTTTGCCTTGGATGCTAAAGTCTGGATACAGCTTCTGAAGAACAGGAATATCATAAGCTATGATGTTGTGACCGATGATTTCCTCGGCATTCATCAAGACGTACAGCGCACGGTCTATCTCATCGGGACCAAACGATAGCTTCTCGTTGGTCTCAACATGTCTCAGACAAATGCAATGTACGGTGCTTACAGTATCGAGTAGGCCGTTGCTCTCCAGGTCAAAGACCCAGCGGCTCACTCTTCAGTTGGCCTTGCTTTGGGGCGTAGGCTACTCATGGGTGCTAAGTTCTTAGCAGGCTGTACCAGTTGCGCCTTGAAGCACTGGTCTAGCGAATGTTGATATAGGTCCTTCTGGTGTGCCCAAGACACACAGTCATCAAAGGATTCAAAAGCCACAATGGCTACGAATGAGTTTACTAGGTTCATCTGTTATCACCTGACCCTTCCAGCTTCCCACGCTCCTGGCGTGACTTAAGCTTCTCTAGGTTCATGTGGGCGACCTCATTAAGGCTGATGCCTAGGTCCCGTGACAGCGCAGCGATATACCAGAGGCAGTCACCAAGCTCACTAGCTATAGCAACGCGCTGGGCGTCTTTGAGGTCCTCTAGACCACTTTGGTCGATCCCGTGATCTCGGATCAGCTTCTTGATCTTGTCACAGACTTCCCCGGCTTCTGAGGCTAACCCTAGTGCTGGGTAGACAACCTTCCACTTGTAGATGGCAGTGGCAGCTGTGTCTGCCTGGTAGTCGTTCATGGTCAGGGAATACAGATAGTCTGTCTCTCTATTTCTCATGTTGCTCTCCTTTTTCTAGATCCATTAGCCTCAATGCTAGGCGTGCCATTTGCTTACCCATGCCCTCTTGGACGTAACCTGTGAACAACGGTCGGCGGTCCTTGGCGCTCAGTGCTTCGCCAGCAATCAGAGCAAAGGTTTTACCGTCATCTGGGTGGTCTATGACCTCAAAGGTTATGTGACCGACCTCATACTGCTCACGCTTGAAGGTGGTTGGCTTGGGGTGCCTTTGTTTGCTTTTGTGAGAGTGTGCTCCCATGTTTCTCTCCTCTTAGTTAAAATGGTGCGTCGAAGGCATCAAAGTTACCTTCGGCGTCTTTAAGCCTGCCTGTGCTCTGGCTGTACTCAAGCACCCCAGCTGCGCCGACTTCCCCGGTGTGTCTGTTCTTCAGAACCACTAGGTTACGAAGGCCAGCTGTGGGTTCATCTGGGTCTACTTGGATGCCAATGCAGCAATCAGCCAGCTGGGCTATTGCATGGGATCCACGTAGTTGGCTGAGGCTTACCTTGGCACCGCCTTCGTGCCCTGTGTCGCCCTGAGGGCGGCGTAGGTGGCTCACGACGATCAGACAGATGTTGAGCTCTTGAACCAAGACACGCAGCCTGTTCATGATGTCATCTACCAGGCGTCTTTCGTCTGACACTTGCCCCGTTAGCCCAGACACTAGAATGCTGATGTGGTCTAAGAAGATGACCTCAGCGCCCAGCGCCTTGTTCATGTAACGGATGCGATTCAAGATGATGTCTATGTCGGTAGAACCAAAGTGATCGAACAGGTAGAACTGACGGTCTTTGACTAGGTCATCAAAGGATGCCTCGATCTCTTCCTTGGTGGTGCAGTCAGGGTCCACACTGATGTTCTTACTCATGTGTAGGCCAACCATGCCTTGGGCGGTTCTCTTGGTTGTCTCTTCTAGCATCAACATGCCGATCTGAAAGCCACCCATGTGGACATGGTAGGCAATCTCTCGGACGAAGGTTGACTTACCCACACCACTACCAGCGGCTATCGTCACAAGGGATCCAAGCCTCAACCCTTTGGTGATCTCGTTGAGCCGCTGATAGGGGTATTGAATGGGAGACACGGCCTCTTGTTCGCCTATGGTCTCCCGTAGATCTGATGCGCTAACGATGCCATCCGGGCGGTACTCACGCGCCTGCCAGATAGCATCCATGATAGCCTTGGCATTACCGTCCACCAGAGCCTCTGAGGCGTCCTTGTAGGAGCCTAAGTTAGCTATCTTGGCCATGCCTATGGGAAGGGCCTCAGCGCACTCCAGAGCCGCCTCTTGGCCTGCCTTGTCGTTGTCAAACATCAGTATGATCTCTTTGAAGCCACACAGGTAATCGTAGTTGTTCATGAGGGCTTTTTTGGCTGACTGAGACCCGTTGGGGACGCTGACTGTCGGCCACTTGTTACCTTGGGCCTGAGACACCGACATGCAGTCTATCTCACCCTCAGTAATCACCAGCTTGTTGCCGTTGGACCAAAGGTGAGACCCAAACAGGGTCATGGCCTTGGCATCACCGACAATAGAAAACTTCTTGTCCTTCGTGCGTACCTTCTGTGCGCATCGCTGGCCGTGCTTGTCACGGTAGGTCGCAAGTTGCACCACTTGACCACCGTGCTTGCCGACACTGTAGTCAAACTTTCTGCATGTTGCCTCGGTCAGCTTGCGTGACGCTAGGTGCAAGTGCTCGCCGGGGATCAGGTCACGGTTAGGTGGCGCCTTGTTACTTATAGTGCGCTCATATCCAAACTCTTCCTTGCCATAGGACGCACAGCCAAAGCAGTAGGTATGACCATCGTCATACAAGGCGGCGTTGTCTTTAGATCCACAGGTTTCGCAGGGGACATGGGCAACAAAGTCGCTTTCAATAAGCTCAGTCATTTGTATCTCCCAAACAAAGCTTCCCACTCGGAAGGGACGATCCCAGTCATGATAAACTCACGCTCATCTACCGTCAGATGGCTGAAGACGTTCTGTGATAATTCGCCTTCCATCCAGCGAGACATCTGATCTTCAGTGACATCCAAATCGAGCGTTAACTCTTTGCCTGTCAAAGGTGACTTGCGTTTGATTTTCATGTGGTTTCTCCCAATAATAAAAAAGGGGCGACCTAAGCCGCCCCCTTGCTCTCCTTTGTTGTGGCTTCTTTCAGCCAGTCATCAGGTATGACCTTGTTGGCATACCTAAAGCCATGCTTCTCGCAGTAGGATGCGTAGGTGGTCTTGGACCCTTTGTAGAGCTTTGCATTCTGATTGCTGAACACGAACCTGATGTCTAAGTCAGGCTGTTGCTTTTGAATCAGAAGGTGCTTGGCTCTATCCATGACAGTCCAACGCCCCTTGGTTTCGACATAGAAAAAGCCGCCGGGTTTTGGCAGCTTAAAGTCGGGGGTGTACTTGGATTGTCTGGCGGGGATCACATAGAGGATCTTCTCGGTCTCATAGAGTAGCTCGATGCCAGCTTCTTTGATTTGCTGGGCGACCTTGTCTTCAAGACCAGAGCGGAACCCATACTTAAGACCAACCTGTTTAGAAGTCGTAGTTATCTTCTTCAGCGTCTTTGGTCTCAAAGCTTTGAGCTCCTGTTACTGTGTTGGCTACATAGCCGCCCTCGACAGCATCAAAGCCACCCCCGTCACCACCGCCGCTAGACACTGGGTCAATCACTTGAACGGCACCTAGGCGCAGGCTGATGCCCTTTTTGCCAGCCGAGGTATACCCATCAGCAATGCCAGAGACACGAAGGGTAGACCCACCAAACATGGATGGTACTTGGTCGCGGGGGATAGGGTTACCTTTGGCATCAAAGTACTTAGGTTCGTACTTGGATTGGAACTTAAAGACGATCTCGCCGGTCTCTGGATCTTGATCCATAGGCATCATCACCTTGTCCTTAGCGCCAAAGCTTTCGCTTTTGACGTTCTCTAAGATTTCCTTGAGGGACCCGGCGTTCTCTGGGGATATCTTGAGTTGCACCTTGTATTTACCCTCAGCATCAAAGGCTGTGTCTGGGCGCCCTGGTTGCAGCCACGGGTATTGTGCTGTTCCAGCTGGGCTTGTAAATCTAGCTTTGCTCATCTTTTTTAGTCTCCTGATTGGTTTGGTTTGATTTAGCCCCAGGCAAAGTTACCTTCGCCTCTTTGGCTTGCTTAAGAAGCCAGTCGGGGATGTCCTGCCCTTTGTTTTGGAACAGGCTACACAACCCCAAGATTTTCTCTCTTGGGTGCATTTCGACGATCCTTTTCTGTTACTTCTTCGATAGGGGTCTCTTAGTCCCAGACGTAAAAAAGGCCCCACTTGGGGGCCTCTTTGGTTTGTCAAAATCCCAACCTAAATTAATTTAGATGGGCATTGGGATTAACTAATTACCGTGAACTGGTTCTCTAATCACTGTGACCAAACGATGTAATATCTTCCAGTCAACACACTGGCACCAGTCTTCTCTCATGAGTTCTAACTGTGACATGGCTTCTTCAGCTGACTTTGGTGGGTCGAAAAGTTCTGTCTGTGACTCCATGAACTCTTCCCAGTAATATATCCCGTCACCTTGGTATACCTGACCAAAGATGACGTACTCTTCATATGTCCTTAGTTTAGGCTCCATGTCTTCTCTCCTAAGAAAAACAGTATTCACTGTCGCGGATAGCGCTGATGTCTAGGTTACCTTTGGCTGGCACCGGGGGTAGGTCCATGTCTGGGTTAGACAATCGATCCCGGCATTCCTTCTCAAAGTTCGCAAAGACGCACTGGTCCTCATACATGTTCACAAAAGCATCTCGGATGCAGTGGTAGAACTTCCATGTCTTATCGATAGACGTCCCAAAGCTGTCATGGATCATAAAGAAGTCTTCCACGCCATTCTCTAAGCCCTCGCAAATAGACAAGTGCATGTGGGCGGCATCTAGACTGTGGATGGCATTAGGACTAACCCCATTCCTAGATTTCCTTGTGTCAAACACAGAACCAAAGCTACTCACGTTAACCCTAGTCTCTTTCCGCAGCTTGGCCTCTCGATCCCAAAGGAAGATCCTCACACGCTTAACGTCAGCCTTAGTGTAGCGCTGGACAACAGGAAAGCCTGAGGGTGACGTCCAACGTACCGACTTGCTTTCCCTAGCCAGAGCATCCGCATATGCTTGGTAGAACTCCATGCCAGACGCCACTGACTTAATGACTGTCTGCACCGCCTGGTAGTTAACCTTAGCCAAGAACCTAGCATAAGACTCTTGTTCTCTACGGCTTACACCAAACGGATGCTTATTAAGCTCACCATAGCTCACAGCCTTCTGTAGGGGCTGCATGAGGTCCTCTATCAGTTGATCACCAAAGCCTCTCTCAGCTGAACTGTAGCCATACGTCATGACGTTACGTTTGACCGTAGATCGACCGACACCAAAAGACAGCCAGACCTTAGCCTCTTCAGAGTCATCTAGCTTAAGTAGCCTGTTAACTTCATCAGCAACCACCTGGTAGACGTCTTGGCATTCGTCTGATGGTGTTAGGTTAACCATAGCTCCGTCTTCGTGACGCAAGGCAGCTGCATAGTGTTGCACCCCAGAGTTAGTGCCATCCAAGCTTATCGGAAGGTGACAGACGTAATCCTCAATGCCTTGGTCTTGAAGCTTCTTGTATTCCACGCAGGCAGCTAAGAACTGGAAGGGCTTGTCAGCCTTAGACCAGATGTCGAAAGAAGCCTTGAAGTCTGAAGCCACACTTAAGATCATAGGCTCGTTGTCCAAGCACCATTGGATCCTGTCTTCTAAGGACTTCTTAGAGATCTTATCAAAGTCACCTACGTTGGCTAAGTGAATAGACAACCAACCAGCATCACTCTCCTCGATCTTCTTGCCTCTAGCAAACATGAAGAGCGACTTTATGTGATCATTGCGATGGTAGTTGAAGCTGGAGACAGGATACATTCGGCCTCTAAAGTCCAAAGACCAACCAATGTAGAATTCGTCAAACTTAGACATCTCCCTAGCATCATGTAGATCACAGGCTATGACTTGGACGTTGGCCTTAGCCTCAATCCTTTTGACATGCCAAGCCTTCTGGTCTTTCCTGATTTGCTGAATGTATTCCTCAGAAAAACCAGAGGTGTCCTCAGGGAGCCTAGGTAACTCTGGTGGCTCCATCTCTGGAAACTTACCAAAGCGCTTCCCTTCTTCAGAAACCCATTCCAACGCAGCTAAGGTAGTAGGGTTTACCTTAAGAGGGGTGGCTTGGAGTGCGTTCAAAGCTTGTAGATACTTAGGTTGACCATACTTCAGACTGTTGTCTATAGCCCTGCGCTGTTCCCCGGTAGACTTACGCACCAGGGGCACCAGCGAGGACAAGACGTCATCAAGGTAGACACCAGTGTCAAAGTCTTCCCAAGGTGTCGGGGGAACCACCATTGGCCCAAACATAGGTGTGGCCCAAGCCTCTCTTTCAGTCATCGACAGAAGATGCTCGCTGGCCTCATCGGTCAACTCAAGTGACCTCAGCGTCTTAAGGTTTACTGTTGTCTCAACAAGGTTGAAGACACCAGAATACTCTAGGATGGCGCTTAGGATTGGAGCAGCAACTGCTACTCGCTTTCTCATAGACCACTTGCTGACACTATAGCCTTCCTTATCTGCAATGATACGCATGGCTTTGAAGCGATAGCGTTCACTTGAGTGAGCCTTAGTGACTTGGGTAGACAAACGCTTAAAGAGATCCTTGTCATGTGTCTGCAGGCCTTCAGCCCACTTCTCATGCTCGACCCTAGAACCAATGTTGCTCAGGGCACCAGTGAGTAGGTTCGTATGTAAGACAGCGTCAAAGCAACAATTGAGACCAATGTATGCTAAGACGTCAGGATCTTGGTTCTCTAACTCCTCGTACCAAACTGATTTCTTACCACAGCCACTAGAGAACCTCTGTAAGTCTTCTTGTAGTGCTAATGTTATTGCGTCTGATACCTTCGGGAGTGCCTCTACGATGATCCGATGTGGGACCTCTTGTTGGCTTGGTTTTTGTTTCTCTTGTCTTCCCTGGTATCTCTCGAAACCCTTAGATTTCATTTGCTGCTCGATGCGAGTCTGATGCTCGCTTAGGGTATTAAGTGTATTCACTCCACGCCCCCCTCAAATGACCACTCAGTCTTTGGTGGAGCCTGGTGTGGGTCACTCCAACTACTTGCGCTGCGACCGTGGCAGCTACCGTCCAAGTTAGGCTGTTTCATCTTTAGTACTCCCGTGTATTTCTCTTTTAGGGGTCTCTTAGTCAAACCCTTGATATCATTAGTTTATTTTAGAGGCCAAAATGGGCCCCTAAGATAGCATCTGATGTGCTATTTCTTGCAGCGTCTCTGGTTTTTCGTGGACGTACTTAGCGGTCGTTTGACCACTACGGTGACCTAAGATCCTTCCGATCAGCACCGTGTTTACTTGCAGGTCATTAGCCATGTAGGTGGCGGCTGTGTGACGTAGGGTGTGAAAGACAAAGCTACTGTCGTTTGGTGCAATCTGTCTACGTGCTTCAGCCCACGAATTGTAAAACTTACGGTGCGAGTGATGCTTTTTTGGGCAGAAGTCTAACTCCTGTAAAGCTGCGTAGACACTTTTGGGGCACGGGACCATTCTATCGTCCCCGTTCTTAGTATCACTCAGGGATATCCAAGTGCCAGCCGAATCGGTGACAACCATTTCTGGGGTTATGCTGAGGATCTCACCAAGTCTCATTCCCGTGCCGACACCGATGGCAACCAAGTGCTTCATCCACCAGTGCTGGTGCCCATCAAAGAACGCCTTAAGTAAATCAAGCTCACCAGCATCCATCCAGCGCACCCGGCCACCCTTGATCTTAGCGAAGGTAATCTTGGGTGCCTTCTCGACAATCTCTAGATCCAAGGCTTGCTTATAGACGCGGCTGATAGCTGCCTTGTAGTGGTTGATGGTGTTCTCACACAGCCCCTGCTCTTGTAGGTGGCCCACGTAGTCGTGGATGTCCACTGCAGTGATCTTGTCTAAGGGCTTCTTCCCGATACCTTGGAAAGCACTGAACCGCGCCAGTTTGGCTGTCGTTTCTGCTAGGTGTTTCCCAGACCACATCCGGGTGGCCTCTTTGTTAACGAAGTCAATAAAAGTAATCATAGCGCTGGGCCTTTCTCACAAAAGTCAACTCTACGAATATAAACTTTGAGATGGTGACCTAGACGCCCCCAAGTTTTGGCTGAACGCGTTATAGACATCATATCAACATCACTGTCGCCATCATAAGATTTACTTTTATGGATAGTCTCGCCATCCTTGTTCATCACAATTAAACAATAGTTATTCATCTGTAAGTCTCCCAACTTATGACGCTATGACGTTGTGTGTGTCCCAGGCGGCATCCCTGATCGCTTGGTCTATAGCCTCATCGCGGCTAAGAGTGGTCTGGTAGCTATCGAGGCTGCAGACACGGCAGTACTCAGTGACGGTAACGGCGTTACCCCAGCGGCTATCGTCAACGTAGGTTATGCAATTGCAAGTCATCATCTAGTCTCCTTGTTGTACAAGGGTGCTGATGTTTCCGATGATGACTTTGGTTGGTAGCGGAGGAGGGACTTGAACCCCCGACACGCGGATTATGATTCCGCTGCTTACCCCTGTCATCTCCGGGCCATCGACCCTTGATCATCAGATAGTAAATCCCGATGCATAAATCAAGAAGTTTTTGTCTCAAATGTATATAGGGGGCTCTTAGCCCAACCCCAGTTGAAAAAACACCGATCACTTCGTCAGCGTAAACTGATGGAAGCTCCGATGTTAGTTGGGTCATCTTCCTAAGTTTTCTTAATTAGTAAGACAACCAGCATACCGATCATAATGGCGTCAGTAATGGGGACAGGAAATCCAGAGATCATGAATACCCCCTTTCTCTTGTGTTGAGGGTGACCGGGGATCGATCCCAGCCACCACTGTAGCCTCAGAGCATTCTTAGTGATTGCTCCAAGGTTTCCTTGTTGCGCCGGGTCCAGCCACGGCCAAATGTTTCAAAGGTACTGAGGCGCTCATAGAACCTCTGGCGCGCATCATGCATCTTCTCAATGATCTCGCGGGGCTCCATGTCAGCCACAGCCTGCAGGGTCTTAGGACCGATGGCTCCATCAGCTGTGGATCCTATGATCCGCTGTAGTGCTTTGGCTGCTCTCCCAGGACCTGAGTTTACACCCCAGTCCACAACCGACCAATCGACGCCGCTGGGGAGATCATCAAAGCGCACGCCATCAAAGTAGTTCTTTCGGTAAATCGGGGCCACCTTGGTGAAGTCTAGGTTCTTCATGTCCTCGATGGTCACCTTATGCCCGACCCACTCCTCATAGACCTTCTGGGTCACGCCGAGGTTAGTGGCTCCACCGGGGTCATCTACATGATTTACGAAGCCTCCTTCGTGGTGCAAAAGCATAGACAAGCATTTATCAAAGTTCTTCTTCATTTCTTAAGGCCCTTCATGGTGCGTATTCCAAAGCTGGCAGCGATTGAGGCGTACATGGCCCAGCTGAACCAGCTTGGTGCTGCTTGGAGATTGATGAACCCTTGTTCGACATAGGGTTGGATACCGGGGACAAAGGACCCAAGAACGATAGCAATGAAGCACAAGGTCCAAGCCTCATCTTTCCAGCTGTCCTTAGATGCCTCTATGGCTGCTTGCTCCCAGGAGATCTCCCCGGTTGCTATTTTCATCTTGGTCTCAGCTTCAGCTTTCTTAACAGCTGTCTTCCCATCGATGTAGGAAGCTGCCAGTCCACCTAGGCTTGTCAGTATGGTCCCAATCATTTCTCAGACCCCAGCCAGACAGCAAAGGCTCCCGTCATGGCTCCTGTGACCGTCGCAGTCAGTGCGGTTGCCTGGGACGTCATGGCTTCTGGAGTTAGATCCATGAACCACCACAAGACGTCTAGGTAGGCGTAGGTCATGGTGAGCATCATGATGCGGGGCAGTAGCTTCCACGCCAGTATGCGTTCCATTGCTATAGTCATTTTAAGTTACCTCAATATCTACTGTGTCACCCATGAGAGGTGGCGGGGGAATGATGCGCCCGTTCTTGTCGTATCTGGTGTATGTCGAGTGAATCGGGTTGGGTTTATCATTGTCTTGGTGGGCCTTAGGTGGCTCAGGCTGGATATCCTGGTATGGCTTGAAGACAATGTTCTGGTGTGTATGGAAGGGCATAGAGACTTTCATAGGCTAGCCATTCACGGCCTTGTCGAGACCCCAAACCATGAAGACGCAGCCGGCTACAAAGATCAGGACACCAGCTGTCATGGAGAGGCCCCAGAACAGCTTGTCTCTGGCAGCTGCTTGAGCCTTCAGTGCGTCTGCGTGTCTCTTCCTAGCTGCGCCCATTTCCCGGACAACGGTGTCCCAAGTCCCTGGTCGGCCATAGAGCCTGCAGACAGACTCCAGTTCCTTCATGGTCTCATCGTATTTTAGTTTACTCTGGGCTATCGCTAGGCCCTCTTGCTCGGGGCTAGAGAGACGCCCGAGCGGGCCCTTGTGTTTCCCAGACTCGGCCAGCTGGATCTCACTATCGATCTGCCCAAGTTTACCAAAGTGCGGTAGTAGGTCGTTGATGTCTCGGCCTGCCTTAATGGCCGTGGAGATGCCGCCGCCAATCTTAGCGACAGCACCCGCCAAGGCGAGTACTTCGATCATAGGTTGAACCCCATGTTATTACATTTGTTATACGGGTGGGGAGCTAGTGACGCACTTCGATGAGGCGGTCTATCTTAGCATCCAGGGTGTCCAAGCGGTCCATGACGCGAGACATGGCTTGGTTCACTTCGTCGCGCCGAGCATAGTCACGGGCGAACTCTTCGCGTGTTCTTGAGAGTAGTATGGATATTCTATTGATTTCTTCATAAGCGGATCTGAGGATCCAGCCTACTAAGGCTAATACGACTGTGAGGGCTCCCGACCAGATGACCTCTGTCTCCATCAGTCTGCCTCTGCAATCGTTAGCGTTCCAGCCTCAACCTGCCGCATGATTTCTGCGTAGTGGCGGTTGGTCTCGTCGAGTGGGACAAACCACTCCTGTCCGTCAATAATGGCTTGAATGGAGCATTTGTTGCCTTCAAGGTTTTCTTCATACTGTGCTGATGTGATTGTCATATTGTACATAGTTATAACTCCGCTTCCAGCTTTAAGGAATGAACATAAGAATGATTTGAGCTAGAGTAGCTATGTTGGACATACCGAAAAAAACTGTTTGCCGTAAGAACTGAAGGTGAGCTAGTAGTGCCAAAAACACCATATGACACAGAGGGTATTGCCCTCATAGTGACGGGAAATTTATACGACAGCCCTCTGTAGCTAGTATGGTATTGAACGGCTGTTATTCTATCATTACTACTTAATTGTTGATAATACCTTTGGCACTTCGCCAATGTATCCCCGTAGCTTTCGTCGTGCGGGAAGTCGATAGCGCTGTCGCCCACGTTCAGGCAGACGCCTGTGATTTGCCATGTGGCATTAGCTGTAGTCATAACAGCATTAGCTGCGTCAGTATGGCCGTAAGCAAGTTTACCACCCGCATAAGCACTCCAAGACGTATTGTCTGTGGTTCTCATATCAGAACCCGCAGCTAAAACAAAAGATACGTCTAAACCATTGCCATTATCGTCATTTATTGTTCCACCCGTATCCCCAGCAAACGTAATCGTTTTATATTCCCACGTTGAGGCTGTATTTATCGTGTAAGTGGAACCAATAATCCTAATTCCATCAGATGCATATAAATACACAGCATAAGTTGCAGCTATTGAGGACTTAACCCAAAAAGAAAATGTAATTTGTTTAGCGTTAGAAGTACCGTATTTAAGGTGCTGTAAGTTTTGGGCTTCTAATTTTTGTTGACAAATAACATATTCGGTAGAGTCTATTGCCGTTTCAGCCGTAGTTGTTTCAATCTTCAATGAATTACTGTAACCTTCCGGCCCATCGGAAGCTTGAGATATACTCACTTGAAATTGATCTCTCCCGCTTTCATTTAGTGCAAAACGATCTGGCCCGTAAAAACCTGACGCTGTTACGCCAGTTACATTCCCACGCTGCGCCACGGTCATCGCCCCGTTCACTAACATGTTGGTGCCAGTGATAGCCCCATCGTCAACCTGATTGCCAAGATCGGCTAGTTGCCTTGCCTTACTGCTCATAAACTAATACCTCACGGTTTTGTAGGCCAAGTCACATCATCTAGTGATGTCGCACTTGCAGTTATATCTCTGAGCGCTTGGCGATACGCTGTCTGCTC